TCGACCTCCATGCTGGAGCGTAACGCGATGACCGAGGACCAGCGCATGGATGCGAGGGCGTGGGCTTCGATGCTCCGCAAGTCGACGTACCGGCCGGGCGATGTGCTGCTGCGGGACAGCGCCATCGCCATCGCGGAACTGCTGGAGGCTGCGGGGGTGGAGCCACAGACGGAGATGGCGGGGCTGAGGGAGGCGCTGGAACCCTGGCAGTTTCAGCCCGACGAGGACAGCCCCGGCCTCTACCTTCAGTGCGTGAGCAAGGCTCAACGGGACGCCATCATCAAGGCGCTCTCGCCCGAAGCGCGCGCCGGCCTGCTGACCGAGAGCCAGCCGGTGGAGGAAACCGACCCGAGACTGGCCGCTGCTGACTACCTCTTCGGTCTGTTAGACGACATCGACACGCTTGACGATGCCTGCCGCTCAGATGACGCGGCCTTCAGGGAAGCCGTTCGTCAAGTTCAAAGGCGTCGCTTTGAGGTGGCATCTACAGACGGGTACTCCGTGACGTTCAAAAAGCGGGAAATCCCTGTTGCCCAGGACAAGCCGGTGGATGCGGTGAGGGTGGCGGTTGAGGCGTTGGAGCGGGCGGCCGTCTGGCACGAGGACCAAGCTAAGGCGCTGTCGAAGCAGCCTCAGACCGGCGACATCGGCTGGCGGCGCAACGAGCACGGGGAACAAGCCGAACAACTCCGCGCTGCCATCACTGCCATGAAGGGGGCTGGACTGTGAGCATCACTCCCGAGGAGATGCTTGGCCGGGCTGCCCTCATTCGGTTGAAGCTGGCCGGCTTTGAGGTGGTTCCTGTGGACGCCACGCCGCCCGAGACCGTCACCCGCTACACTTGTCCCCACTGTGGCTACACGGCCATCGGCGGGGAATTGGAGAACGTCAGCGCCGAATGGGGCAAGGCTTGGCACCGGGCATGTGTCCCCGTCGCCTTCAGCTACTATGACACGCAATGGAAGCCGATGCTGGAAACGCAGGAGCCCCGCACCGCCCTCGCCGCCCTCCGCGCACAGGAGGGGCGCTATGAGTGAGGGTGCGGGCGAGGTGGGGAAGCACCCAGCGGATCAGGTTGAGGCTGTCGCGCGGGGGATTTGCAAAGGGGCCAGCAACGACCCTGAGGCCATGTATGAAGGCTCCCCTATTTGGGTGGATTACACCGACGAAGCTAGAGCCGCCCTCGACGCGCTGGCGGCCGGGGGTTGGGTGGTGGTGCCGCGTCCGCCAGAACTGGACCCCGCCTCCGTTGAGCGAATGCACGCCTACGCCGTCACGGAAGGCTTCTTCGTCCACGCGGTAAGAGAACACCGTCGCCTCTACGGCTCCACCCTCAAGGATGCGGTGGAAGCCGTGCGCCGCATCCAAGACGAAGCCGCCCGCCCCTCTGACAACAAGGAACCGAGCAAGTGAGCCAGGTCGTCCCCGCCGACGCCTCGACGCTGGCCTATGCAGTGATCGGGCAAGCAATGCGCGACATCAGCACGGTTCGGTGGCGGCAATCTGCCGGTGGTGCCCCCATGGTCCCGACCAGCCCGGATGCCGCGGAAGCCATCTCCTTCCTGACCGACACCGTGGGCGCCTGGGCCGAAGCTCGGACCCTGTGGTGTGAACTAGGCGACCTGTGCCCAGAAGCCGTCAGGAAGGCCGCTCTGGGCGTCCTGGATGCCTCCCTCGTCATCCCCGCCATCCCGCACCGCGTACTGTCCTGCAACCGCCAGGAGATCGCAGCATGAGCCAGGTCGTTGTCCAAAAGGCGCTCCGGAAGGGAACCCGTCGGGCGGTGGATGCCGTGACCGACTATGGCCCTTCTATCCGGCTCAACCGCGGCGAGGTGGAGAAGGTCACCCGGCCCGACCCGGACAACCTGAACCGGGAGATCCTGGGCTGCCGCCGAGTGGAGGAGTTCCGCCGCATGCACCAGGCCGGCACGATCATGCTGGAGCACTTCCTGGCCTGCGAGCGGTACATCGTCACCGCCTCGGCGGCCATGGGCATCCATGACCGGCCTACGAGCCCAGTGGGCCGTCGTCCGTTCTGGCAGCAGGGGCACATGGCTGACCAGCAGCTCGCCGCCCGGGTGTCCATCCGCAACGCAGCCAACGCACTGGGGTGCAGTGCCCATGCTCTGGTGGAGATGCTGGTGCTGGAGAACCTGAGCATGGCCACCATTGCCAAGCGCCGGGATATGAACCCGACTGAGGCCAAGGGCGCTGTCCGGGCTGCACTGACCCGCCTTGCTGAGCATTGGGGGTTGATGACGTCGAATATGGTTGACGCCCTTTAAGAGAACTGCTAGCCAAACATTATTAGTGCGCTTTGCGCCCGAAGCCCTGGAAGCCCTGCTTCTGGGGCTTTGTCGTATCTGGAGGCTTAGATGCAGATCGGCATCAGCCTTCCCACCGAAGAGTTCCGGGCCGCCATCCAGGCCAACTCCAGCCGCCTCCGCAACGCCGCCTATAAGGCGCTAAACAAGACGGCGCAGGATGTGCAGCAGGCGCTGCAGGCCGAGATGAAGCGGGTCTTCTACAAGCCCACGCCCTACGTGCTGAACAGCACGAGCATCAAGTGGGCAAGGCGGGATGACCTGGTGGCTGAGGTCGGGTTCAGGGAGCGGGCCGGCAACATCCGCGGTGGCTCACCGCAGGAGATGATCGGCACTCAGGTCTATGGCGGAACCCGGGCTCAGAAGCGCAGCGAGATCCGCATCCAAGGCCTGAGGCCGGGTGGTGCACCGCTCTACATGATGCCGGCGCGGTTCGCTCAGTATGACGCCAACGGCAACCCGAGCCGCGGCGAGCTGACGCAGATCATGTCGCAGTTGAACGTCCTGCTGCGGGGCGACAACCGGGCGGCACGACGCGGCAAGCGAACCCGCAAGAGCAGGACGGAATACTTCGCCATCTTTGGGCGAGGCGAGGGGACGGACCTCTCGGGCAATGCCCTGGCCCCAGGCATCTACCGGAAGAACGCGGCCGGCCGTCCGATGCCCGTCTACTTCTTCATGAAGGATGCGCCGCGGTACCGGAAGCGGCTGAACTGGCACGAGGTGGCCAGAGCGACCACCGTGGCGAAGATGCAGGCGAATTTCCAGGCCGAGGCTGGGGCGGCAGTCGCGCCGAGGCCCTGATCGGCCGGGAGCTATGCATTTCTAGGGGGTATGGACCTGAAAAGGCGCCCAGACCCGCGCCGGTCGCATGGAGGGGCCGGAGGGGAGGGGGTACCCCGCCCCCGTTGGGTCCTTCCGGGCAGATTTCGTATCGCAGGGGTTCGAGCCCCGACATTTGCCTAGGCGCGGGCCGCATAAGGGGGTTCCGCTTCCGCTATTGGAGACGGAGCAGGTATGGCCACCGACGCTGAGATTGCGGCGCACCTCGACATTTCAGATCGGAGTGTCCGTGAGCTTCGGCAGCGGGGGGTGTTTCCAAAGGCCAGGAAGGGTAGGCTCGACGAGTGTAGGGTCTCCTACATCCGCTACCTGAGGGAACGAGCGGCAGGCCGGGCATCCGATGAAGCCGACGACGAGGGGCTGGACCTCGTTGCGGAGCGTGCCCGCCTCGCCAAGGAGCAGGCTGACGCCCAGGCCATGAAGAACGCCAGGGAGCGCGGTGAACTGGTGCTGGCAGCGCCCTACACCAACGCCATCATCGGCCTGATCGAGGGCTGCAAGGCCCGCCTGGCGCGGGTTGGTGCCTCGGTGGCCAAGGGCGACGCCGCGCTACGGGTCCGGATCGACACGGCGGTCGAGGATGCGCTGGAAGAACTGAGCATGACGCGCGTGCAGGAAGTCGCGGGCGGGGACGACCATGAAGAAGTCGACGTCAGCGCCGAGGACGCCTGACACGTTCTCTGTCACTGGCTCCAGAGAGGCCGAAGAGGCCACCAAGTGGTTCCAGGCGTGGAAGCCCAAGAGGTCGGTCAGCCTGTCGGAGTGGTCCGCGAAGCATGCGCGACTGGTTGATGGCCGGCGCTACAAGGCGTTCCCGTTTCAGAATGGTATCGCGGACGCCTTCACGGACCCGAAGGTCACGCAGATCACGGTCAAGAAGGGTAGCCGCCTCGGCTACTCGCAGATTGTCCAGAACTTCGTCGCCTACTGCATCCATCAGCGGCCCACGAGGCTGCTGATCTACCAGCCAACGATCGACGACGCGGAGAAGTACAGCAAGGACGACTTGGAACCGGTGCTGCAGTGGCCGGTGGTCCGCAGCGTGGTGGAGTTCAAGCCGCGTCACCCAGACAACCAGGTACGGGCTAAGCGCTTTCCGGGCGGGTTCATCCAGATCAAGGGGGCGAACAGCCCTAAGGAGTTCCGGCGTGTCACCGCTGATAAGGTGCTGCTGGAGGAGCCGGATGGCTACCCCCTATCGGCCGGCAGGGAGGGCGACCAAGCGGCGCTGGCGTTCAAGCGGTGCCTGACATCGGACGAGCCTCTGAAGGCCGCCGGCAGTACGCCCACGATTGCTGGTGCCAGCCGCATTGATGCGCTGTTCCTCCAGGGGACGCAGGAGCACCGGTACGTGCCGTGCCCCCACTGCGGGCACAAGCAGCGCCTGATCTTTGGGGATGGCACAGGAGCCGGCATCCGCTGGGCGCCGAAGAAGAAGCCGACCCGCGCCTGGTACCGGTGCGAGAAGGGCTGCGACATCGAAGAGAGCCACAAGGCCGCCATGGATGAGGCAGGCGAGTGGGTCGCGCACGCGCCAGAGAACGGGCCAAGCCATCGGTCTTTCCACATCTGGGCCGGATATAGTCAGTTCGCTGGCGCCGCTTGGCTGGAACTGGTGAAAGAGTTTTTGGCGGTCCGGAAGGACCCCAACACGCTGATGACCTTCGTCAATCAGACGTTGGGCGAGACATGGCAGGTCCGCGGCGAAGCGCCGGAATGGCGCCGGCTGTATGACCGGAGAGAGAAATATCCGGTCGGCGTGGTGCCGGCCGATGTGCTGCTGCTGACTGCCGGCCTGGACGTCCAGAAGGACCGCATTGAGATCTACGTTTGGGGCTGGGGCAGGGACCGCCAGTGCTGGTTGGTCGACCACATCGTCCTGATGGGGAACCCCTACCTGCGCCAGGTCTGGGACGAGGCCAGCAAGGAAGTACAGCGCAACTGGTTCCATGCCTCTGGGCTGGAAATGCGGCTGGCTAAGGTCGGCGCGGACACCGGCTTCGCCACAACACAGGTGGAGAGCTGGGCGCGGCGCCATCCGGGGCTGGTGATCCCGGTCAAAGGCGCCACGACACTGAGCGCGCCGATCTTCGCGTGGTCTGGCACGAAGGACAAGACGGCCTCAGGCAAGGCGGCACGAGGCAGCCTCCGCCGCGGCATGGTGGGTGGCCATCTGGCAACGCTGGAACTGTATGGCTTCCTGGCGCTGGACCCGCCGACCGAGGATGACGCAGCCGAAGGGGTGATCCACCCCGCCGGCTTTGTCCACCTAAATGGGCTGGCGAGTGAAGAGGTCTGCAAGCAGCTGGTCGGTGACCAGTGGCTGGAGGACAAGGCCGAATGGAAGCCGGTCTACGCCCGCGAGGCGCTGGACTGCTGGAAGTACGCCCGAGCGGTGTTCTCCGCCATCGGCGCGGATCGCTGGGCTCCGTCGCGCTGGCGGGCACTGGAGCAGACTTACGCCATGGAACGCGAGCCTGAGCCACCGCAGCCGGATGCGCCGGAAGCGGAGGAAGATGAGCCTGCGCCCGTGGTGCCGCCCGCTCCGCCGAGTGTTGAGACGACCCCGAAGCCGAAGGCCCGCTACGCGCCCCGGTATCCGAGTACGGGCAGTTGGTTTGGGAGGTGACGATGGTTCCAATGGATGGTTCGACCCTCCCACTAACCGTGGCGGAACTTGACGGGCGGATTGCGGCTACCGTTCGGGCAATGGGGTCTGGGGAACTCAAGGTTCGGTTCCCGGATGGCAGCGGCGTCGACTACCGATCCATGGACGAGATGGTGCTAGCCCTGAACACCCTGCGCCGTGAGCGCGCCATCCTCATCTCGGGCGGAGTTGGCGTCATGGTCAAGCCGCAGTGGTTCGGTGTGAGGCCGTACCGTGGCTGGTAAACCATTTGCCCTCACCGATGCATTGCTGAAGCTGATAGGTATTCGGAAGGCGCCTCGCGCCTATGCCGCCGGCCGCCCGGCCCACCGCACACGTAACTGGCGAGCGGATCAGTCGGGACCGAACGCTGCCATTGGTCCGGCGCTGGCCATGCTGCGCGCCAGGTCGCGTCAGATGGTCCGCGACAACCCGTATGCGGCCCGGGCGGTCACGATCGTGGCGCAGCACCAGATCGGCTACGGCATCACGGCCCGGTGGAAGGACCCTATCGTCCAGGCGCTGTGGGACGAGTGGTGCAAGCACTGCGACCTGAACGGCATGCTGGACTTCAACGGGCAGCAGTACCTGGCCGCTCGCACGCGTTCCGAGGCCGGCGAGGCGTTGTTGCGCCTGGTGCCGCTGACTGCGGGCGAGATGCGTCGGCGCGGGCTGAAAGTGCCGCTGCAACTGGAGCTTCTGGAGGGTGACTTCCTCCCTGAGGACAGCAGCACCCTCCTGGAAGGGCGCACCCCGGCCAGCAACCGGGTGGTCCAGGGTATTGAGTTCAATTCCGCAGGTCAGCGGGTGCGGTACTGGATGCGCCGGGAGCATCCGGGCGAGTTGAGCGGCTTTCTGACTAGCGGAGATGACCTGCAGGCCATCCCGGCAGAGCAGATCCTGCACATCTACCGCATGCAGCGGCCGGGACAGGTCCGGGGTGTGCCGGACGCGGCTTCCGCCCTGCTTCGGCTGCGGCAGTTGGACGATTACGAGGATACGGCGGTCCAGCAGGCCATCACGCAGACGATGATGGGGGTCTTCTTCACCTCTAACATCGATCCGGAGGCTACCGGCAGCGTGCCGGGCGAGGAAGGCGCGGCGGATATCCCGGCTTTTGACCTCGTACCGGGCATGACCATGGCCCTGCCGCCCGGGACCGAACCGAAGTTCCTGCAGCCGACCGGTGCGGGCTCGTTCGAGCCGTTCGCCATGCATGCGCTGATGGCGATCTCGGTGGGCTGGGGCGTGACATATGACCAACTGACCGGCGATCTGCGGAACGCCAACTTCTCCAGCCTCCGGGCCGGCAAGATCGAGTTTCGCCGGCTGGTCGAGACGGACCAATGGCAGGTCTTCATTCCACGGATGTGCCAACCGGTCGCTGATGCGTTCCTGCGTGCCGCTATTGCGGCTGGTGCGCTGGCACCAGGCGAGTACCCGGTGGAGTGGGGGCCGCCGCGGATGGAGATGACCAACCCGGGCGAGGAAGTGCCAATGCTGCGCGACATGGTGCGCAGCGGCCTCATGTCATGGCCTCAGGCGGTGTCCGAGTTGGGCTTCGACCCGGAGCGGATGCTGAAAGAGATCCAGGACTGGAACGCCAAGCTGGACGCGGCTGGGATCATCCTCGACAGCGACCCGCGCCGCACGACGCTCTCTGGCGGTGCGCAAGACCCCAAGCAGAACGCCGCCGTCCAGTTGGGCGCGAACGGCCGGCCGGCACCGGCCAACTAACAGGGACAGCACATCATGCCATTGGACCTTGCCGCCCAGCGCGATGCGTTGGTGGCCGAGTTGCCACCGCTTGCCGATCGTCCGGGCGCCATCCGCGTCACCGCTCTGGCATCTGGCCCCGCTGAAGTCGAGCTTTACGGTGAAGTGGGCTGGGACCTGACGGCGCGCGGCGTGCGTGAAGCTATCAAGCCCCTGGCCGGCCGCGACCTGACCATCCGCGTCAACAGCGTGGGCGGTTCGGTCTTCGAGGGCTTCGCCATCTACAACCTGCTGGCGCGGCACCAGGGCCACAAGACCATCATCGTCGAGGCGCTGGCGGCGTCCATCGCGGCCTTCTTCACCATGGCCGCGGACGAGATCCAGATGCCGCAGGCCTCGTTCATGATGATCCACAACTCCAGCGGCGGCGCTTTCGGCGACCGCAACACCATGGCCGACATGATCAAGGTGCTGGAGCGGATCGATGCCCTGCAGCGCGACGTGTTCGCAGCCCGCACCGGTCTGGAACCGGAAGTTGTGACAGCGATGCTCGACGCTGAGACGTGGCTAACGGCTGAGGAAGCCGTGGCCCAGGGCTTTGCCGACAGCCTGCAGGAGGCGCCGGCAGGCGTCACCGCCAAGGCCCCCTTTACAGCGCGCGCCGCGGATCTGGTCGCGCGCTTTCGGAACGCGCCGGAGCCCATCGTTGCGATGGCCCGCGCTGCTACCCCGCCGGCGGCGCCGGCCCAACCCGAGGAGGTCTCCTTGACCGCTACGACCACCCCGGCGGGCACGCCCGCCGCCACGACCATCCCTGTCACCCCCACCGCCGTCGCGCAGCCCCCGCTGGCGACCCAGGAACCCGCAGTGACCCAGAATGCCCCCCAGGCGGCGACCCTGGCCGAAATCCAGGCCATCGCTGCGCGCGCCCGTCTCGGCAGCGACTTCATCGTGGCTCAGCTGGCCGCCGCCGCCACGGCCGCCGCGGTGCAGGACGCGGCCATTGACGCCCTGGCAGCCGCCGCACCCCAGCGCACCGCCGGCATCAACGCCGTGGGCCAGGACCAGCGTGTTGGCCGCCGCGAAGCTATGGAGCACGCCCTGCTGGCCCGCGCGGGCATCAAGGGCGCCGACCTGCAGAAGGGCCGGGACTTCATGGGCATGAGCCTGGCCGAGATGGGCCGTGAGGCCCTGACGGCCATGGGCGGCAATACCCGCGGCATGGACCGCATGGAACTGGCCGGCGCCGCGCTCGGCATGCCGAACTTCATGGCGGCGGCCGGCCTGCACACCACCAGCGACTTCCCGTTGGTGCTGGCCAATGTGGCTCGCAAGACCCTGCTGAACGCCTATGGGGCAGTGGTGCAGGACTGGCGCCCGCTGGTGACGGTGTCCTCGCATGCCGACTACAAGCCGGTGAGCTATGCCCGCATGGGCGATGCCCCGGACCTGCTGGAGACGGGCGAGCACCAGCCCTACACCTACGGCACGATGTCCGAGAGCGGCGAGAAGCTGCAGATCAAGAAGTATGGTCGCATCTTCGGCGTCACCCGCGAACTGCTGATCAACGACGACCTGGGCGCCTTCACCCGCCTGCCGGCGCAGTTCGGCACCTCTGCCGCGCGTGCGATCCGCAAGGCCTTCTGGGCGATGTTCGTGGCGCCCCCGACCCTGTCGGATGGCGTGGCCTTCTACCATGCCAACCACGGCAACCTGGCCGCGGCGGGTGGCCCGATCAACCCGACGACGGTGGGTGCCGCCCGCAAGGCGATGCGGACCCAGAAGAACCAGGACGGCAACCCGATCGACGTCCAGCCCCGCTATCTGGTGGTGTCGCCGGACAAGGAGACCGAGGCGCAGACCTTCCTGGCCTCCGACACCCTTTCCGATCAGTCGCGCAACATCTTCGCCAATAGCCTGACGCTGATCGTCTCGCCGTACCTGACGGGTAACACCTGGTACATCCTGGCGACGCCGGCCGAGACGGAGGGCTTCTTCGTGACCTTCCTGAACGGTCGCGAGGAGCCGCGGGTCGAGGAGCGCGTGGGCTTCGAGGTGGATGGCCTGGAGATCAAGGCGGCCATCGACTTCGGCGTCGGCGCTATCGACTTCCGCGGCGCTTACAAGAACCCCGGCGCCTGATCGTAGGCAAGGAGAACCTCCATGCGTAACTATGTTCAGATCGGGGCTCTGATCCCGGTCACTGCTCCCGCGAACGTCGTCAGCGGTCAGGGCATCCTGATCGGTTCCATGTTCGGCGTGTGCACCAAGTCTGCCCTGAGCGGCGAGACGGTCACCATCGAAACCACGGGCGTCGTGGACCTGCCCAAGGCGGCATCCGTCACGCCGGCCCAGGGTGCACTGGTCTATTGGGACGGCACCAACTCCGTCGTGACCACCACCGCGTCGGGCAACACCAAGATCGGCGTGGCTACGGTTGCCGCGGCGGCTGGTGATGCGACTGTCCGCGTTCGCCTGAACGGCTCCTTCTGATGTCCCTCCGCCCCGTGTTCGCCCGTGCGGCTGCCGTCATGGCGCGCGTGGGCGGAGAGACTGTCACCTACATGTTCAAGCAGGGCGGGCCGCCGCTGACTTTCCAAGCGGTGTTCCGCCAGCCTGAGGATGCCGAACTCGGCAACTTCGGGCGGACTGGCAAGGCGTCGGTTCGCGTGATGGCGATCATCACTGCCGCCGACGTGGCGCCAGGCCGTCCGGAGCGGGGTGACTTGATCGCGATCGGCAGCGAGAAGGGCTGGAAGGTGGAAACCGTGGACCAGGATGGCACCGAGGCCTTCTTCACCCTCGGCCTGTCCCGGCAGGACTGACCCATGGCCCGCACGACCTTCCGTGATGCCGTCTATTCCACCATGCACGAGCGCCTGCAGGCAGCCTTCCCGGAGATGTTCGGGGACGCGGCCATTGCCCGGAACCCGTTCAACGAGATCGGCTCCAGCGACCCGATGCCTTGCATCCGCTGCCATGACGGCGAGCAGGTCAACGCCGGCATGGAGGTCCTGGGGCTGGAAGCCTACCGCCTGTCCTGGCTGGTAGAGGGCGCTGTCGAGGCGCCTGACACCGGAGACGATGGCACTCTGGATGAGCAGGTCAACGCCCTGCATGCCCGGATCATCGAAGCCATTGTGACCACCGGCACCCTGATCTCCATCCCGCTGGTGGACGGCTACTTGGAGATCGACGCCGTCGATACCGAGTTCGGCTTGACCCGCATGGGCGTCCGCGACAGCGAGAAGAACGGCATCACCTTCACCCAAGCCTTCAGCCTGACGGTCGAGGTGCCCCGCGGCACCGCCTTTGTCGACCTCGCCTGACCAACCTCGGCGGCTCTAGCCGCGTAGGAGCCCTCATCATGACTGATACCGTCGAGGTGGTCGCAGCGCGACCGCTCATGATCCCTGCTGGCCGCCTGGAGGCGAAGGAACTGTTCCCCGCCACCACCGGGCATGCCTCCCAGCTCGCCGAGATGGACCTGCTGGTCCTGGCCGATGGCAAGGGCTCCAAGCTGGAGCGCGCCGTGGCCGCTGGCACCCAGGCCCGTAAGGAACTGGATGAGCGCTTCGCCAAGGAGGCGAAGGAAGCCGAAGCCAAGGCCGCCAAGGCCAGCAAGACCGCTGAGAAGGAGGCCTGATCGATGGCAACCGCGCGCGGCAGTAATGCCAAGATCTATCTCAAGGAACAGGTGAACGCGGAGACCCTGGCCACGGGGGACTTCGTGCAGCTTCCGGTCAAGACATTCGGCCTTCGCGGCACCCAGGCACTGAGCCGGGACGATCTGCTGAGCGCGAACTTCGGGCGCAATGGCAGCGCGCCTTACCTGGGCGTCATCAACATCGCTGGCGATGCTCAGGTGCCAATCGACACGGTGAACTTCCCCTATTGGGTGAAGGGCCTGATGGGTGCGGCCACGGTAACCGGGACGACGGACAAGACGCATGTCTTTGTCTCGGGGAAGACGGCGTTGCCGGATTTCACTATCGAGAAGGCTTTCCCGGACGTGCCGGCCTTCGACCAATACCTGGGTGTGAAGGTGGGGGCGATCTCCCTCGACCTGGCGCCGGACGGACCTGCGAATGCCACCGTCAGCCTGATGGGGCTCAACGAGACCACGGCCATTGTGTCTGCCGCCGGCACGCCGACTTTTAACCCCGGCCAGCGGTTCATGCGTCCGACTGGCGCCATCAAGAAGGATGGTGCCACGCTGGCTCAGGTGGTCGGCGGCCGGATCAACATGTCCAACAACATGTCCGGGGTGCAGACCATTCGCAGCGACATGCGGCTGGAAGAGATCGACTTCGGCAACTTCACCGCCGGCGGCGATTTGCGCATCCGCTTCCGGGACAACACCCTCAAGACGCAGGCCATCGCCTCGACGCCCTGCACCCTCGAATATTCCTTCACGATCAGCGCGACGAAGCTGATCAAGTGGGAGTTTGCTGAGGTCTACCTGTCCCGCCCTGGCGTGGAACTGTCCGGGCCGGCCGGGCTGGAACTGCCCGTGACCTGGGAGGCGTCCTACGGCGCTACGGCGGGCTACCTGGCGCGCGTCACCGTCGTCAACCAGATTGCGAGCTACTGATCATGCTGAAGCTTCGGCTGAACAACACCGCTGCCTCCTGGCTGACCGTGGCCGGCGACGTGCGCGTGCTGGTGCCACCGTGCACCACTGCCACATTGCGGGCAGCTGAGCATGCTGCTTTTCGTGCGCTGGCATCAGCCAAGGAAGCCATGGGCGTTGAGGACGGCGAAAAGCCGACTGACGAGCAACTTTCTGAGTTGGAAGGCGTGTTCGCGCAGGCCCGTATCCGCTCCATGGCCACTCGCTTTGAGCAGTGGGAGGGCCTGGCTGGGGAGGACGGGCAGCCCCTCCCAATCTCGCCAGAAGCTCTGGATGCCTTTGCTTCCCACCCCGCGCTGGGCCGCCCGTTCCTGGCTGCTTACGAGACCTCAGCGATTGAAGTGGTGCAGGAGGGAAACGGCTCCGAGACCTCTGGAAGTGGAAAGCCTCCAGAGGCGAGCAATACTGCCGATCCTGCCCCGGGCGCTGCGTAAAATGCCCGGCGGTGCTGAACGCGCCCACGACTGAAGCCGGCGCCGCATGCGACCAAGCGGTAGCCGGCTGCATCGTGCAGGACATGGCAGGTGCCCGCGTCGATGTTGCCGCGGCCATCTCCATCGCAGGCGCCCTCGGCGTCGATCCAGCTGCCGCCGCCCCAATGATTATGGCTGCAGCAAAGGGACTGGATGAGGGCAGGGCGGAAGCAAGGGAACGCGATGAGGCTGCGAAGGATCACCAATCGTAAGACGGGCGATCCGATGTGGCCGGACCACGGTTGACTGCAGGTATTGCTGAAGCAGAAGTGGGCGCCGGGGCGGTTGACGCAGAGGCCACGGCAGCGGCCACCATGGCGTTCATGCAGGCGTCGCGGTTCCGGGCGCCTTTGCAGTCGATCGCCGCTTGGCGCTTCGCATCAGCTTCAAGCGTTGCTTTCCGAGCGGCCTGAGATGCCGCGTCCGTTAGGCGTTGCTCCTGGGCTGCTTGCCGCTGCCGTTCTGCAGCGCGATCGAGATACCAAGCCTGCATACAGAGTTGGGCGACCTGCCGCTCCTGCATCACGCTCTCGAACACATTCCTAATCGGTGCTCCTGCCGTCATACCCTGAGCTTGGCAGCGCGCTGCCGCAGCAGCCTCGGCGGGGTCACTGTAGGTGACCTGCTGCTGAGCGCATGCACTCAAAAGCATTACGGAACAAACAACTAGATATCGCATCTTGCGTCCCTGGCATTCAACCAAGGCGAGAATATCCGCCACGCCGCTGGCTGGGTAGTCACAACAATATGGCACCGATTGGCGCCTCTCGTATTTGGAGGACCGGATGAGCGGCACCGCCACCAACCTGCCGATCCAGCTTACCCTCAATGGCATGCCGGAGGTGGAAGCCGGCCTTGCGCGGGTGGGGCAGGCGGCGCGGACGAACCTGGCTGGCGCAGGCGCTGCGGCTACTGATGCATCGGCTGGTATGGGCCGCTTCAGCCAAGCGATCCAGCAAGGCGGCTTCCAGCTCAACGATTTTGTGGTCCAGGTGCAGGGCGGGCAGAGCGCCCTGACGGCGCTGAGCCAGCAGGGTAGCCAGTTCCTGGGCCTGTTCGGGCCAGTGGGCGCGGTGGCCGGTGTAGTCCTGTCCATCGGCACGATTGCCGCCGGATTTCTGACCACTAGCGACAACGCTGAGAAGGCGGGCAAGACGGCAGAAGACGCGCTTGCGCGGATGAAGCGTGGTGCAGCCGATGCCGCCGCCGTCATCAAGGAAATGAGCGACGCCTACCTGACCGCAGCACAACGGGCCCAAGCCCTAGTGCAGACCGAGCGTCAGGGACGGGCGGAGCGTATCAACTCCAGCTTGGACGAGGTTCGGAGCCAGCGCAGTACCCTGCGGAGCCAGTTGGATGAGGAAGGCCGGTACATCCGTGATTACGGGGCACAGGTTGACCCGCGCTGGGAAACTGGTGCCGACAAGGCTCGCTACGAGGCGGCGGTAAAGCTTGCTGGTGACCTCAACAACAAGATCCTGGAGCTGGGTTCGCTCGAAACGAAGCTGTTGAACGAGCAGCGCAAGGCGGTCAGCAACCTGCCCCTCGGTAGCGATGTCGATAAGGCTGACGCACTGCGGGACCGCCTCGACAAGCGCGGCGCCGCCCTGCGCGACTACAAGAAGACGCTGGACGACATCAACAGCAACCCAGCATTCAATGACGCTGATAAGGCACGTCTCGCGACGCTAGCTCTGAACGAGCGCGACGAGGCTATCAAACGTTTGGATGAGAGCACCAAGAAAGCTGCCAAGTCCACGCGGGAGTTCATGGCCACCGCCTATGAGATCAACGAGGACGGCAGCCAAGGCGCATCCTTCCAGCGTGCTGCCAGCGTTGAGACGTATCTGGAGCGGTTGCGTGGCCGGCAAACAAGGCAGACCGAAGCCGATGACAAGAAGGCGACTGCTGCCCGCGAGCGTGCCGAGAAGGAGCAGGAACGAGCCAACGAGCGTGCGCAGGACCGGCTAGACCGCACGGCTGAGCGCTGGGGCGATAACTTAGCACAAGAGACTGTCTCCGCGTTGGAGACAGGCTTCAAGAAGGGCCAGTCGCTAGCACAGGTGACGGCTAACTTGTTCGGCTCTGCGCTCCGGTCTGCCGCCTCGGCTGGTCTGTCGCAGATGGTGTTCCAGCCCATTATCCGCAGTGCGTTGGGTAGCGTTGCTGGAACTGGCGTTGGACAGTTGGCAGGCATTGGTGGAACCGCAGCTACCGCATCTGGCGGCGTTTCCTACCTCGACACCGCCAGCGGCCTCTTCAAACTCTCGGGCGGTACCGGCTCCAGCCTTGCCAGTGGGCTGGTCACTAGCTTCGACGGCTACGCCGCCGGCTTCGCGCCGGGGGTCTTCTCTGCTGGCTCGGCGACGAACAATGCTCTAACCGGCCTGGGTGCAGGCGTCTATGGCCCGGCGACACCTGGTGCGGTCGCTGCGGCAGAGGCATCGCCGACCATGTTCGGCACTGCCTCTGGCACCATCGGCGGCGTCGCGGGTATCGCCGGCGGCGCTTACGGCATCTACTCCGGCATCCAGAAGGGCGGCATTGGCGGCGCGGTGGGCGCGGCCGGCGGCGTGGCCGGCGTGGTGGGCGGCCTTGGCACGCTGGCCGCCGCGGGTGGCGCGGTCGGCGGCGGCCTGATGGCGGCGGCGCCATGGCTGGCGGCGGCCGGTCCCTATGGCTTGGCCGCCGCGGCGGTGCTGGCTATCGTCAGCGCCTTCCTGCCGGGCCAGAAGCCGTCCGATATGACGGGCGTCTACAAGAACAACCTGCTGACCGGCGAGAGCGAGGTTACCGGCCTGACGGGGGACCGCTTCAGCCAGGCCAACCGCGACTTGGCAGTGCAGATCGGTGACCAAGTCAAGACCCTCGCGCAGGGCCTTCAGACGGTCACCGGCGCTTCCGCCATCCCGTACAACTATGAGATCAAGGCCGGTAATAGAGACGGCATCGCCGCACTCTACGATGGCTCCTGGCACGAGTACGACCGGAACGAAGAAAGCGTCTCCCAGCTCGTCAAGGATATGACGCAGTCGCTGCTGAACAGCATGAAGGGGCTGGCCTCGGCCGAAGTGCAGTCGATCCTCAGCCACAGCGCCACATCCGACGCTGCGCTGGAGAACCTCGACTGGTACAACGGTACCTATAAGGCAATGACTGCGCCGCTGAAGGAAGCGGAGGCGGCGGCCAGTGCCTTTGCGCAGCAGATGACGGCGCTGCGGGCTCCCTTTGATGCCGCGATTGCCAAGGCGACGGAACTCGGGCTCGCCACGGATACCTTGGCGCAGCGCGAGGCCGCTGCCACGCAGAAGCTGGTGGATGCGCGCAGCCAGACCATCAAGGACCTGCTGCAGGGGTCTACCGACCGGATCATCACGGCGAACACCGGCAGCCCCGGTATCCAGCGTCAGCTGGAGGTGTTCTACCGGGAGCAGGATGCAGCGCGGCGTGCCATGGCGGAGCAGGTCCGCACGCTGGGCGTTGGTGAGGACGTGGTGAACCAGGTCCTCACCTCCATGGTGAACGCCGCCAGTGCGGAAGCCAACGAGTACCGCCGGCAGTACCAGGTCAGCCAGTTCTCCTCGCTGAGCAGCTTGCAGGACCGGCAGGCAGCCGCGGATGGGTCGTCCGGCACCCTGGACGGCCAACTCTGGTCCTTCGACCGCAAGGCCCTGCTGGAGCGCGAGGCAGCCTCGCGTGATGGCGTGACCGACATGGTGCAGCTGGAGAAGACGCTGGCGGAGGAGCGGCTGGCCATCATCCGCAACTTCAACGACCAGGCCGCCAGCTTGGAGGCGCAGAACCGCAGTCAGGCCCAAGAGAGCGTAGTCAGCACGCTTGGCGGCATCACCGACTTCATCCGCTCCATGCAGACGGACGACAGTTCTCTGCTGTCTCCGGGCGCCAAGCTGAACCTGCTGGGTCGGGATTTCAGCGATGTGGTGGCCCGTGCCACCGCCGGCGACTTCGACGCGATCAGCGACTTCACGTCTGTGGCAGGTAACTACCGGAGCGCGGCTCGGGACTACTACGGCTCCAGCTCAGGGTTTGGCGCGGTGCAGGAGAGCATCATGGCCGCGGCTGAGGCCATTGGCGGTATGGGGTCTGATGTCCTGACTGCCAGTTCCTTTGCTGCCATCTCGCGTCAGGAGAACCAGAACCTGGGAGACCGGATCGTCACGGCCATCGCCGAGTTACGCCAGGAGAACCAGCTGCTTCGGCTGGAGATGCAAGGACGGACGCGGCCGGGGGATGTCTGATGCCGACCTTCACCGTCACCGATTACGCCGACCTGCCGGCTGACTACCTGATCGAGCTTGGCTCATCGCCCATCCCGGTTGCGGTGGGCGAGGCTTCTCTTGGCCAGCCGGGCACGCATGCGGTCGGCGCCTCTCCAGACACTCCGGCGCCTACCGGAGGGGCTGTGGTGCTGCGCTACTCGCTGCGGGGCTGGATCGGCGAGCCAGGGGATGCGCTGCAGCCGAACGTGCCGTATCCGCGGCGCCTGATCGAGCCTCCGACGCTGGTGCGCGCCATCCGCGTCCTGCCGGAGGACAGCGCCCGGGCGTCGTTTCAGTCGGGTGAGATCCGGCTAGACAACACGGACGGCGCGCTGGATCAGGTAATGGGGGATTGGACCATGGTGGGGCGGCCGGCAACCCTCCGGCGTGGACCGCACCGCCAGCCACTCCGCGGCGCCTATAGCGAGTTCGTGCCGGTGGCTGAGCTCCGCATCACCAGCGCGGCGCTGTCGGCGTCGGGGCGAGTGAGCATCGGGCTGCGGGAGGCGGCTACCGACCTGGCCGTGCCGGTCAGCACGCCCTATGCCGGCACCGGTGGCGCCGAGGGCGACAGCAACCTCACGGGGCAGCTCCGGCCGGTGCTGATGGGGCTGAAGCGCAATCTGCCGGTGACGGCTCTGCTGGCGTCGCAGCTGGTCTATCAGGTGTCGGGCTTGCCCTTGGCGCAGATCCTGGCCGTGCGGGACCGCGGCGCCACGCTGACCGCGGGGCCGAACTACGCCAGCCTGGAGGCGCTGCTGGTCGCCACGGTGCCGCAAACGACCTACGCGACCTGCTACGCCGCGGGAGTGCTGCGCACCGGCAGCCCGCCGGCGGGGCAGTTGACGGTGGATGCGCAGGGGGCAGGGGACAGCAGCCATGCGGGCATCGCCCTGGCGCTGCTGACGGGGCCGGGCGGGTTGTCCGCTGATCGTATCGACACCGCGAGCTTCGCCGCTCTGCCGGGTGGCCCGGCCGGCTTCTACTGGACCGGCGGCACGGTTGAGGCCGCGTTGAACGAAGTGATGGGCAGCGCCGCGGCCTGGTGGAACAGCGACCGCCTGGGCCGCATCGTGGCCGGCCGGCTGACGCCGCCAGAGAACCTAGCGCCCGCCTTCGCCCTCAAGAGTTGGATGCTGACGGCCGAGCCTTCGGAGGTGGCGGGTACAGCGCCGCGCTGGCGGCAGCGGGTTGCCTTCCGTCGTGTGGGGCTGGTGCAGAGCGCGACGGATCTTGCGGGCGTGGCCCAATCCGACCCGGCCGTTACCGCCGCCCTCAGCACCGCCCAGCTGGTGGCGACTGCCTTCTACGCCCCGATCGCCAGCACCTACCCCTCCGCCATCGACCCGGCGCCGTTGGTCACCGGGTTTGATCAGGAGGCGGACGCACAGGCGCTCGCGAACATGCTGCTGAACCTGCATGGCGTGCGCCGCCGCCGTTGGCAGGTGCCGGTGGGCAAGTGGGGCATGTCCATCGACGTGGGCCAGGCTGGCACCATCGACCACCCGAAGCTGGCCGGCCGGACCTGGGTCGTCATCGCCTCCGACGAGGCCGGCGACAGCAAGACACTCACCCTCTGGGGATAGCGCATGCCATCTGTTGTCTCCGAGACATCCTGGGCCGACCTGCCCGGGACGTCGCTGCAGGCTGATACCGAAGTGACGGGGCTCGGCGTCGGCTCTCTGCTGACCCCGGTTCTGGCTGAGGTATGGCGCACGGGACCTTCCCCGAGCACCAGCACCGAAACCATCACGGACACCAATGTGGGTGGCGTGAAGGGCTCAGGGACCACCCGGCTTGGCACGGCGGTGCCGCCCGCGGGGTACACCTCGGCCACGGCCTACCAGAACATTTCGCCGAACGTCTATGTCTGGGGTGGCTCCTATAGCGTCGAGGCCGGCATCGTCTACGAGGCGCCGGTGCAGTTCCGCCGGCGCTCTGGCACCACGACGCTCGGCTCGGTGATCATCGCTGAATACCTCGATGCCACAGGCCAGGTGGTGCGGACGCCGCTGCCCATGACGGCCGTGCCGCAGGACGACACCTGGCGCCGGTATACCCTGACCTTTCGCCCGGGGCGCAGTGGCCCGTGCACCATCTACTACGCCGCCGATACCACCGGCACGCTGACCTACGAGCTGTCGAGCGGCGCGCTGGTGCGCTTGCCCGGCCAGCAGCGGCTCATGGTGGATCTGGGAGCCCAGCGTAGCGTGGTGGTGGTGGCCCTGGCAGCGCCACGGGATGGCGTGCTCCCAGAGGGCACGGCCACCATCCGCGCCACCCTCTCCGCCACAGGCATGGGCGGCACGGACTGCGGAGTGGTGGAGAGCCCGCTGGACATGGGCCTCGGCTACTGGTGCTGGGTTCTGCCGGCGGCGGTCACCGCTCGCTACCTGCTGATCTCCATTGCCAGTGCCCAGCCCTATTTGCAGTTCGGCCGGCTCTGGGTCGGCTCCGGGCTTTCGACCCCGTCTTACCTGGCCGAGAGCGGTTTCCAGCCCTCGACCTTCGATGATGCGGCGCAGCCCACCCGCCGGCGGGTGCAGTTCACCCTGCCGCAGTTGTCCGAGCCGGAGGCGCAGTACCTGGAGATCATCGGCGTGATCGCCGGCACACAGCGGCAGGTGCTTGCCATCCCCCGCGTCGAGCGCGCCAGCCGGTCGGCGGTCATCGGCAAGTTCACCGCCATCCCGGCTCCGCGGCCACGTCAGGCCTGGAGCCGCAATGGCCTGCTGCACACCGCGTCTCTGACCATCCAGGAGGACCGCTGATGGCGGACGCCGTCTACACCCTCGATAGCGTGCGGGTGACCACCAGCACGGGCGGCACGGGGGCGCTGGCGATCGGCGGCGTGCCGACTGGCTATCTCGACCCGTTCAGCGCCGGCGCGGTCTCCGGGCGGCGCTACACTTGGCGCTGCCAGGACGAGGCCAATGCGCGCTGGGAGATCTTCGAGGGGGTGCTGACCGCCGGCAATCCCTCGACCATCGCCCGCAACCGTATCGTCCGGAACAACACCGGCGGCACGTCTGCCATCAATTGGGAGGCGGGCACCACCAAGTTGATCACCTGCCTGTTCATCGCTGATCGGCTCCCCTACCTGAACACCGATGGTCAGGTGCCTTACCCCCTGCTGCCTAGCGCCCTGATCTCCCGGCTGATCTCCACCATCCCCGTCGCGATCCCCAGCGGTGTGCAGGGGCTCATGTCCTGGAACGCGAAGGGCGACGATGGCCTGTTCGGCGGCGGCGTGATCGTGCCCACCAGCGGCTTCACGGTGGCGGAGGCCGGGATCTACATGATTGAGGGCTCGGTCACCTTCGCGGCCAATGCGAATGGCGGCGTGCGCTCCGTCGCGCTGACCGTGGACGGCAATGTGAAGCAGTCCAAGCAGTTCGCCCCGAACGGGCTGCCGATCACGATGGACCTGGTCTACATCGATGCCCTCCAGGCCGGGCAGGTCGTTCAGATGGTGCTGGCGCAGAACAGCGGCGCGGCCCTGAACGCTGGCGGCAACGGCTACGACCATCTCACCATTGCAAGGATGCGTGCATGAACAGCCACCTCGGGTGGCCGTCCGTGGAAGTGCCTGCGACGGCCGATCTTGCCCGCGTCTTCAACGAGGCGGGCGGAACTACCTGCATCTATGACAACGGGCGCCTCTACGTCGAAGGGGTGACGCAGAAGGCGTTGGATGCAGCCTTGAAGACCGCGGGCACGGCGCCGGCGGCGCCTGTCCCACTCAGCATCACGCCACTCCAAGCGCGCCGTGCGCTACGTGGCGCCGGCCTGCTGGAGCAGATCCAGTCCGCCATCAAGGCGGCTGGTGACGAGGCAGTGGACGCCTGGGAATACGCGCTGGAGGTCCGGCGCGACGACCCGACCCTGACCGGCATCGCGGCGGCGCTCGGCATGAGCAACGCCCAGGTTGACGACCTCTTTCGGGCCGCCGCGGCCTCCTGACCCTCTGACAATCTGGAGTGATGCCATGTCGGGCACTGCCCTCGACGTGATCCTGGTGCCACGCCTGGGCGCCTGGAAGTCTGCGCGTCGCCAGCGCGTGACGATCGGTGACGACGTGCCCGTGTGGTTCGACGTGCGCGACGACCTGACCGGCGCGGTGGTGGCAGGCGCCACGGGTGTATCGGCCATCTACTGGCTGCCGAGCACGGTGGGGTCGGACAGCGCCGCCCAGCCTCTGGAGCCGGTGGAGGTGACGCCCGGCACATGGCTGGTGCAGGTGCCGACCGTCGCACCGGGCACATATGTGGTCTGGTTCAGCATCGAGGGCCCGACCCGGCAGCGGGTCGAGATCCCCTTTGACGTGTCGAGCTTCGGTGATCTGACGGCCGGCGCTGCGGTCACCGTGCCATGGAGCACGGTTCAGGCTGCTGCGGCTGCGGCCGGTGCCAGCGCCGCGGTCCCCGAAGCCCGGCGGGTCGCCACGGAAGTGGGTGCCGCTGCCGCCGTCCCCGCTGCCCTTGAAGCCATCGCCCCCGCGCGCGAGGAGATCGAAACCAAGCGGGCCGAGGTCGAGAGCAACGCGGCGGACGCAGCGCAGAGTGCCGCCATTGCGAGTGCCGCCACCTCATTTCGCCAAATCGACATCAACACCGACACGGTGCTCACCATCGACCATGCCAGTTCGATACTGGTGGTGACCGCGCCGAACGTGGTTCTGCAGGGGGATTTTTCCGCCCTCGGGCAGGGCTTCACCTGTGCCCTCCACAACAGGTCGAGTGGGCCCGTGGTGCTGGGCGGCATGCAGAACGCCTTTGGTCTCACGCGCCTCCTGCCTGGCGGAAACGGAGGTATCCGGGCTGTTGCGACCGACAGTGGCGGCATCGTCGTCTGGTTTGGCGACCTGACCGCATGACATTCCCGGTTTCAACCGCTGGACTGGCCGGCGACGTGCTGCCCAGCCTCCCCAAGCCGATCTTGCCCCGCACGCAAGTCGCTTTTTCATTCATTGACGGCGCGTTTCCAAGCCCGACGCTCTCCCTGAACTTCACGGCAATCCGGAAAGAGGCATCCCTGGCGCTGGACTTCAGTGGAGCCGGCGCGGCGCCCGTCGACACCAGCCCGTCGCTGCTGCTGGACTTTATTTCGCGGAGCTACCGGGCCGGGCCTGCCGGTGACAGACGCCCTGTCATTGGCGGCTCTTACGGAGCCCGCAGTCGCGGGGCTCTGGTGGGCCTGTATGCCGTTGGTGCGATCCCCTCATTTGGGCGGTTCACGCAGGGAGCTTACACGGCACGCTATGTTGTTGAGGTCAGCTTCGACTTCATCGCGGCGATGCTTCCGAACCGCAGACCAGCTGGCTTCCCGCTGCGGACCAGCATGGTGATGGATTTCGTCTCGCAGTTCTACATCGCGGACGGGCCCCTCGGCACTGCGACAGGCATGCCGCTCAACGACGAAGCGCCCTACCGGATGATCACCGCAGCGCCTGGTACGGACAGCGACCCGCGCATTGGTGGCTTCATCCTCGATTTCACGGAGCTCTAGGCATGGCCAACCTGTTTATCGTCGGCGGAGTGCCGCTGACGGCGGCGCGACTGCGTACAATCATGGCCTCGGCTGGCGGGGGTGGCACCGACCCTAATGGGTATAGCAACCAGGAGATTGCCGATCGGAACGCCGCCGCCCTATCGCGTTCGCTGGCAGTGATCTCCCGAGGCGATACGGTCTCCGCACGGCTCATCTGGGACTACATCCACTTCCTCACCTGGGGGCAAAGCAACTCGACCGGGCAGGAGGGGTTTCCCCGCCTGTTTAAGGCGCAGCCCTACAACGATCTGATGGTCGGCGCGTCCGTGCGTCCGTCAGACAATACTACCAACTCGTCTTCGTGGGCGCCGCAGCAGGTCAACGCGCTGACACCACTGGTGGCTACCCATAACCGGGGTACAGGCGACCACAGCGAAGGGCCTTTCGATGACGACTGGGCTTATAACCAGCCGGTCGGATCCCTGGCATGGGGCGAGAGCACTCTTGAAACGTGCCTATCCGACCTGAAGCGGCTGTGGGCAATGCATCGCGCGGTTCTTGACCCCAAGACCCTCCCGCCCTTCATCGGGTCGGTGGTTGGCCTTGGCGGCAAGACCATCGCCCAGTTGAGCAAGGGCTACGTGCCGCACCACTACAAGCGGATGCTGGATATTGCCCCTGCCACCATGCCGCTGATCCCGGCTGGCAAAACCTACGGCATCGGGCCGATTATGTTCATGCATGGCGAGAGCGACAGCATCGCTGGCACCGACCCGGCTGTATATAAGGCGATGGTAAACCAGAACTTCGATGACATCAGCGATGATGTCATCAAGGGCATTGTTCACCAAGATCTTCCGCCGGCGATCTTCTCCTATCAGGTCAGCGCGTCCTGGACCCGCGAGGGTAACCACATTGCCATGGCGCATATCGACCTCGCCAATGAGCGGCCCGGCTTTCACCTGATCGGCCCGATGTACCAAGTTACGGACAAGGGTGGGCATCTGGATACCAACGGCCATCGTATGCTTGGTGCGCTGTTCGCCAAGGTCATTTACCGGGTCCTGATCCGTGGCGAAGGCTGGAAGGCGCTGCAGCCAACCAAGCTGACCTGGCGCGCCCGGCAAGTGCTGATCGACTACCACGTGCCCGCGCCGCCGCTGAAGTGGGGCCTGCCCTACGTGCTGAGCACCCCAACGATGATCGCCAACCACGGGTTCGCGCTCTTCGATGCCTCAGGCTCGGTTCCGATCGAGAACGTGGAGATTGTCGCCGACGCCGTGGTCCGGGTGGTAGCCGCTCGCGACCTGGTCGCACCGGTGCGTCTGGAGATGGGCAACAAGGGCACGCACAATGGAGCCACGGAGTTGCAGGACAGCGACGACTTTGTAACGACGGCCAAGTACGACGTCGCACCGGGCTACACGAAATACCCGGATGCACTGCTGCCGCCAGAGCGGCTCGGCAAGCCCTATGCCCTGAACAACTGGAGCTTGATCGGCAATTGGCCGGTCGTAGCCGACCCTGCCACCTGATCGATCGGAGATAAGCTGATGTCGAACCTCATCTCCTACGCCTTTGCGGACCTGCTGCAATTCAGCCGGGCCACGTCGAAGATTGTCCTCGGCTCTACAGGGCTGCCCGTGACCGTGCCGATCGATGAGCCGGCCTTTGCGTTCCGGCCGGATCTGCCAGAGGCCGTGCTCGGCCTCTCGTTGGAAGGGGAGGGACCTAACTACCACTACGCCAGCGAAGGCGCCCCGAGCTCCTTCACCCGGACCTCCGGCTCAACTGTCACGATTGCAACCCCGACAGGATCCGCCACCGCACGACGGCTCACCGAGGACACGCAGAACGGGGATCACCTGTGCGTCTATTCGCGGCCGTTGCCAGCCAATCAGCAACTGACCTTCTCCAAGTTCTTCAAGGCAGACGGCCGCGAGTTTGTCCTGTTCAAGGTGTTCAACGGACAGGCCACGGCGGACTACATCATTGCCTCGTTTCGGCTGTCGGGGCCTGGTTCGGTGCTCGACGACAACGGCAACCGCGGCACGGCCACGGGTGCCAAGGCCCGGATCGAGGCCTACCCCGGCGGGTGGTATCGATGCTCCCTGTCGGGCATACCGTCGACCGCCGCCAGCACCTCGACGCTGATCCAGATTTACATGTCGGACGCAGCCGACCTGACCCCGGACTATCTTGGCGACGGCGTGTCCGGTGTGCTGATGAGTGGCGGGCAGCTCGAGCCGCGGGCCGCTGCGTCCAGCTACTTCCCGAACACCGCTTCGTCGGGTACGGCCGGTCCCGCCGTACGGGCGCCGGATATCCTGGCGCTGAAGGGGCTTGGCACCTGGTATTCGGCGACGCAGGGAACCGTTTATCTCAAGGCGCGTGTGCCGTACCTGTCGAGCGCAACGCGGATCATCTCGCGTCTGCACGACGGCACGACCAATAACCGTATCGAGTTGCGGATCCTCGCGAACAGCCTGAACGTCGAAGTGCTGGTCGTCAGCGGCGGGGCTGTCGTGTGGCAGCAGGTGTTGGGAGCCATCACGCTCGGCGTCGACTTCAGCGTGGGTGTTGCCTACCAAGCCAACAACTACGCGGCGACGCTGAATGGCGGTGCCGCCGTCTCACTGCTGGTCGGGGCGCTGCCCCAGGGCGTCAATGCGTGGCACTTGGGCGGCGATGCAGTGGGGGCGTCCTCACTGGACGGCTACCTACGCGGTGGCTGGTACGGCCCGATCCGCATCCCGGATGCCGACCTGCCGAACCTGGAAACGCTACTGGCGCTGGCGGTCGTCTAAGCCATGACCGCCATCCGCCGCATCAGCAGTTGTCTGCACCAGTAGGGAAGCCTGCGATGTCCGCACCCCGCGTCGTCCGCGATATCCTGGCGTTCCTTGGCGGCATCTTGGAGAGAGACCGCTACCTTGTGGAACTCGGCGCCGCCCTGGTCACGTTCGGCATCGGCATTCTGGCGTCGTTCTCGCAGGAGGCACTGACGGGGCGGCAGTCGCTGGCAGGCTTCCGGGATATGCCATGCCCGGAACTCTGGGTGATCATCTTCACCTTGCCCGGCATCTGGTCGGCAGTGAAGATCTGGTGGGAAGGGGAGCGGCACGAAGGTGTCGTCTCTCTGCTGGTGATGCTGTCCTTCAGCATGCTGGCGGTTTTCAGCCTCGCCATGGACCTCAACAACTGGGCTTTCTGGACGCTCTTCGCGCTCCAGCTCGGCGTGCTGAAGGGCTACTCGCTTGTGCTGGAATGGAGCTATCTGCGCTGGAGTGTCAGCGTCCTTGGCTCCTTTTTCTGGATCAGCCTGACGCTCTCGATCGCGGCGAACACACAAGGTCCGCTGCCCCTGGCTATGGCTCCGTACGCGGGCTTTGCAGCAGCAAACCTGTTTTCCGTGTGGCGTGCCAGGGGGAAAAGAAATGCCGTCTGAGTGGATGGGCCTGGAGTGGTGGCGCTACGCATGGGGGCCCATCCTGGCCGCCGGCTTGGTGTGGCTGGCCTCGACCTGGAAGACGACGAGCGACACGCGCGGCGCGCGAGATGCCCGGCTTGATAGCCGCCAGGAACGCGAGATCACCCGCCTCGACAAAGACAACGAGGAACTGCGGGCGACAGTGGACCAGGTAACTGGTTTGGCGCGTGGGGCCGTGCAGTACGCCCATGATCGCCGGCACGAACATATCGCGCTGGTATCCACGATCATCTCCTTTCGCGATCTGGTTCGCGGCTTTCTCGCAGGGGTTGTCCCTCGCGAGAAGGTGGAGCAGGCCATCTCTGAACTGAACCCAGAGGTGCCCCCTAAGGTGCCGCCTCTGCACAAGATGGCTGACTAACCCGCCGCCGAGACGGTCTCTCGGCACACCCCAAAGTCTGGAGTTCTCCATGGACATGCTCATGGAGGTGCTGGTGTCTATCGCCAGTGCCGTGGTTTCGCTTGTCGTGCCGCCGCTTGTGTTGCGGGCGGTGACGTCGATCAACGCCAATATCCACGACAAGCGCGTGTCGCTGATTGCGGATGCCGCCACTCGCGCGGCGGGCCGGATCGCGGTTGGTGTGGCTGACCAGATGAACCGACCGGGCGTCAATCTGAAGGCCGCGGTTATGGCGGCGGCAGCCAGCGAAGTCGCGACCCTGAAGGCGCAGTTGCCCGATACCATCGCCAAGGTTGCCGCCAGCGACACCACGCTGCGGGACATGATCGCGGGCGAGGTGGGTAAGCTGGTCGGGCAGGTCGTCAAGCAATGACCCTCCTGTCCTTTCTCTCCGCCTTTCTCGGCAAGGGGCGGGAGGTCGGCGAAAAGACGACCGCCATCACCGCCCAAGCGCCAGCGTCTCGGCAGCCTGTGCCTGGGGTCTACGGACCTGGCCAGGGCGTGCCGGTCTACGGGGCAGGGGAGACGATCCCCACCCCGGCGAACACATCCAATCCGAGGGGAGGCGCCTGTGGCGACCACTGATCGCTTTGCGGCCCTGATCAACGGCGTGCTGGGCCGCGAGGGTGGCTACTCGAATAATGCGGCTGACCGAGGCGGTGAGACGATGTGGGGCGTCACCGTCGCCCGTGCTCGGGCCGCCGGCTACACGGCGCCGATGAAGGCCATGAGCCGGCAGCAGGCGATCGACATCTACTGCCTCTACTACTGGACCCAGCCTGCCTTCGACCGCATCGACGAGATCGACGCGCCGCTGGGTGAACGCCTGTTCGATGCCGGCATTAACTGCGGCACCGGGCGTGCAGGGCAATGGCTCCAGCGCGCCCTGAACGTCATGAACGCGCGCGGCACGTACTATCCCGACCTGGCGGTGGACGGACTGTGCGGCGCCATGACGCGGGCTGCCCTCAACAGTTTCATCCAGCGCCGGGGGCCCGCAGGGCGGGTCGTGCTGCTGGAAGCCGTGAAGTCCTTCCAGGCGGCCCATTACCTCGGGCTGGCTGAGGGCGACGCGACCCAGGAGGACTTCATCTTTGGCTGGATGCGCAGCCGCATCCTTGGCTTGGCGTGAGGAGAGCACCATGACCGAATTCGGCTTCTATCTGGGCTGGGGCAACGCTCGCCTTTCCGAAACGGAGAAGTGGCTGGGCCGCAAGGTGGATTTCATCCAGCTCCATGGCGGCTCCGGGTCATGGACCGACTTGCAGACCAGCCTCGCGGGCAACATCAGCGCGTCAAAGGGTCTTGGGCGCAAGCTGCATCTGTCCCAGCCTATGTGGGCCGGCAGCGGCAACCTGGAGGCTGCGGCGCGCGGCGACTATGACGGCTACTGGCGGACGCTGGCCAAGAACTGCGCCGATGCGCTCGGCACCGTCAATTATGACGTGGTGATGCGCTTTGCAGTGGAAGCCAACGCGCCGTGGATGCCGTGGTATTTCGGTAACGCGACCCGAGGGGCAGCCTACGCCGCTGCCTTCCGCCGCATGAGCGGCATCTTCAAGGCCGCCATCCCGCGCCTCAAGATCGACTTCAACTTCAACCGCGACGCCAAGGACCCGAAGCTCGGCTTCCCCGGCCGGCAGTACGTCGATCTGATCAGCATCGACGGCTACTTCGAGCAGCAGTACCGCCAGGGCCGCAGCGGGCCGCAGTTCCATGAGCACTTCCGCACCGAAGCCGTGGGGCTGGATTTCACGGACCGGTGGGCGGCTGAACTTGGCGTGCCCTGGGCGCTGGCCGAGTACGGTTGCAAGAGCGTCCCGGACGCTGACGGTGCAGCATGGCTCGATGCCCTGACGCCTTACCTTGTCTCCAAGGCATCGCGGCTGGCCTATGTCTCCTACTTCAATGAGAAGTTCGGTGGCGGCGACCCGATGGCCAATGTCGAGTTGGCGGACAACCGGCCGCTGATCCGCCAGGCCATCATCCGCATGGTGGCCGCGCTCCAAGGGGCAACCGCAGCACCGGCGCCGCAGCCCGAGGTCTCCGCCCCCATCGTCACCACCCCAATCCAGGAGCCCGCACCTGTGGCAACCACCTCGCCCGCCGCCACTGCCCTCGTGGGCGTCAACGGCGCCCTCTACACCGGCAAGGCAACCCTCACTGGCACGCCCAAGACGCTCGCGACCCGCTGGGAAGGCCTGGCCTGGAACGCGCTGGCCGCCGCCGGCCTCAAGACGGGCACCCCGCCGACCGGCGCGGAAACGGACCCCGCCAAGGTCGCGGCCCTGATCCATGCCGAGATGACGGCGAAGAAGGGAGAGTTCAGCGGGGCGGGGCTGGAACTGCTGATCGGGCAGATTGCGGCTCTGGCACCCTATGCCGGGACCACAGGCACCGCACCAACCGACCCCGCCGTTCCCGACACCTCCGCGCAGGAGATCGCCGCCCTGAAGGCTGCTGTCGCCAAGGCCCAGACCGAGACCAAGGCGGCGCAGGATGCGTTGGCGGCTCTGAAGAAGAAGCTGGCGGAGCTGGTGGCCTAGTGCATCCGCCGGGTGCTTGGTGCAGCAAGCGGGGAGGCCCAGCAATCAGAAGGGGATGTCGTCGTCGGGAGCAGGCAGCTTCTTCTGATCTTCCTTCTTTGCTGTTGTGGTTTTGGGCGCCGGGGGGGCTGGAGGCCAAGCACTCCACTCCCACTTGTCATCAAAAATGTTTTCTTCGTAGACCTCGAAGTCGCCCCACGAATAAATCTTTCCCGCAGTTCCATCCTTCAACTGAAATTCGAGAATATGATCGCTGAAGGACACGCTTTTTACTAAAACATGAGGAGTTATTATTTCCGCCGCAATGACCCTGATGTCTTTTTCAGTTTGCATTCGAGCCTGAACGGCTTTGAGGATGTCACGTACTTGGTCCCGCATTTGCAGGGCGCTGTCTAATAGACGCCTTGCAGCTTCGGTCTCAGATGCAATGCCATTTGCCTTCTGGAACGCATGGATGCGAGCAACGAGTTCCGCCGGAAGGTTGTAAACCCGCCTCTCGGTCTGATCACGTTCCACTGCCATGTGCCATGCTCCTAAGCTTTTGTGCCTCGTGCCATAGCTTCGCACTTTTGTCATTGCACTCGACAGTGAACTCGTGGTTACACTGATCGCGCAACATAGGAGTGCAGCCATGAGTGAGCCCGCTCGGGCCAAATATCGCAGATCATCGGCCGATGAACGCGTGCGTGTGGTCGTCCTCATGCCGAAAGAAGAGGTTCAGGCGATCGATTTCTGGGGCATTCCATCTGGAATGCGAGATCGCACGGCCGCTGTCAGGACCCTGATTAGGAAGGGGCTGGAAGCAGCAGGCGCACCGGCGGCGGGGCAAGAGGCCTAGGAAACCTCCCCGCCGCCGGAGCCTAATTCACCGCTGTTAGAGCAGCGGATCGTCAACCACAGATTGTAGGAAGCAATCCGTGACCGCAAACAACATCGTGCCCTTCGACTTCGAAGGCAACTCCATTCGTGTGATTTCTCGTGACGGTGAGCCCTGGTGGGTACTGGCCGACGTGTGTCGGGTGCTGGAGATTGCCAACAGCCGCCAAGCGGCCAGCCGTCTGGATGACGACGAGAAGGGTGTCATTACTAGTGACACCCTTGGTGGCGACCAGATGATGGGTATCGTCAACGAAAGCGGCCTCTACAGCCTGATCCTGACGAGCCGTAAGATCATGGCGAAGCGGTTCAAGAAGTGGGTGACCGCTGAGGTGTTGCCGTCCATCCGCAAGACTGGGTCCTTCACGGTGGCGCCGGAGAGTGACGAGATCACGCTCTCGCGCGCCTTGCTGCTGGCGGCAGGCAAGCTGGATGAGGCCAAGCAGCAGATCGCTTTACTGGAGCCCAAGGCGGTGGCACTCGACCGCATTGCGACTGCGGATGGTGAGCTGACCATCACTGAGGCGGCCAAGGCTCTCGGCCTGCAGCCCAAGGTCTTGTTCATGTCAATGCAGGCGAAGGCGTGGATCTACAAACGTGCCGGCGGCAAGAACTGGCTCGGCTACCAGAACCGGGTTCAGGCCGGCCTCCTGACGCACAAAGTCAGCACCGTTTCCCGCTCGGACGGGTCGGAGAAGATCGTGGAACAGGTTCTGGTGACGCCGAAAGGTTTGACCCGGCTGGCGGAACTCGGCGCCGCACATTAGCGCACCATCATTCCTGAACAGCCTTGGCCCGGCGGGAGCAATCCTGCCGGGCTTTTTCGTGTCCGCCTGCACACGATAAGCGTTGCTTATCATGCCAAGGGCCTACCCGCGAAAAAAACCGCCGCAGTCTTCAGCTTGTGCAAAATCTTACAGCCGCGCTGTTTGCGCGAAACGTAAATCATCCGTAGGTTGGCCATGCCCCCGGTGGGGTAACATCAATCAGGAACGCCCGGTGAGACCCCCGTCTTGCCGGGCTTTTTGCTCATCGTCGTTGGGGTGCGGCGCACCGCCCGTGCTGTGCGGCAGAGCCGGCGGCCTCTTCATGATGACGTAATTCGACATCAGCAGATGCTCGACCTGCCACGCCGCCAGCATCTCCCGCATCTCGCCCATGCGCTTACCGTGCGGCCGGCCCTGCTTGTTCCAGCCCAGCGAGTAGGCCAGGGAACTGGCCACCTCCTCCACCGTCGCCTGGCGCCAGGTGCTCGGATCGTCGCGACGGGCCCGGACGTCGAAGCTGTCATGATCCGGCTCGGTCATACGGGAACCCTTGCTTCAGGCACCACCACCGGCTGGACGATCCAGCCGCCGGGGCAGTCGGCCCGGAGCGACACGGCGCGGGCGGGGGAACCGCACGCCGTGCAGAACAGGCTGGAAAGCACATGGTGAAGGGGGCGGTTGCCGCGGGCTTCCATCACGTCGGCCATGGGGATTGGCCTCGGTGGTGGGCAGCCTGGGTCACCGCAGTGGGCGACGATTGCTGTCTCCAGGAGGGTGTTGAGGGGGCTGGCGAGCAGGGCTTCCCGTTCGCTGGCTTGGATCGGCAGGGGGGATGATCGGGCCATAGGGCTGACGCTAGTACCGTGAACAGACGAAGAACAACGATTCTCTTTCGCCTGATCGGGTTGGCGCTGGTCAGGCCCAAAAAATATTTGCCGAAAATCTGCTGCGCATCGCTTCAGCCCCGGCACAGGCGCGGAACGGCGCCGGGTGGCTGTGTCAGAAGTGTGCCAAACAGGGTGCGCAATCGGGCTTTTAGGTGCCGATCTGTTCACGATGGGATTTAGCCGGGGAGGGGGCGAAGCCCTTATTTCTCAAGGGCTTCGATGGTGCTGCTGCAGGGAATCGAACCCTGGACCTCTCCCTTACCAAGGGAGTGCTCTACCGCTGAGCTACAGCAGCCCGTCGAGGTGGCGGCAGATGCCACACCGCGTGGCCCGGCGCAAGGGGCAGAGGATGCAATATGATGCGATGGTGGGAAGAACCGCCGCCTCAGGCCGTGCCGACGTCGCCCTCGTTCAGCGCCGCCAGCGGGGCGCGGAGCTGATAGCGCAGGCCGCCCGGCGCGTGGTCCAGCACGGCCTCGCCCTCGAAATAGCCGGGCAGGGTGCGGCTGATCATGAAGCTGCCGAAGCCGGCGCACGCCGGCGGCTGCACCGGCGGACCGCCGCTTTCCTGCCAGACCAGCTGAAACCCGGCTTCGGCGCCATCGAAGGGCGGCAGGATTCGCCAGAACAAGGCGACCTTGCCGCCCGGAACCAGGAGGGCGCCGTACTTGGCGGCATTGGTGGCGAGTTCATGCAGCGCCAGGGTCAAGGCCAGGGCGCAGCGGGCGGACAACCGCAGGGCCGGCCCTTCCACGCGGATGGCGCCGGCCTGACCGTCATGGGGCAGCAGGGCGCGGCTGACCACGTCATGGATCTGCGTGCCCTGGCTTGCGACATCCACCAGGCTATCATGCGCGCGCGCCAGGGCCATCATGCGGGCATCCAGCGCCTCCCGCGCCACCGCCAGGGAAGGGGCCTGACGCAGCGTCTGGTGCATCACCGCCTGGGCCATGGCCAGGGTGTTCTTCAGCCGGTGCCGCAGCTCCTGGTTCAACAGGCGCTGCTGCTCATCCAGCCGCCGCAGGGCGGTGATGTCCCGCGCCACGCAGAGCAGCCGCTCCGGCCGGCCGGCGGCATCCAGGATCGGCGTCACGGCCACGTCCCACCACAGCGGCCGGCCGTGCATGGTATGCGCCAGCCCCTGGAAGCGCGCGGCCTGGCCGGCACGGGCCTGGGCCACGGCGGCCAGGGCCTCCGCCTGCGCCGCGCCCTGCCACAGCTCGGGCCAGGGGGCGCCCTGGATGGCGGCGAAATCGGCCACTTCCATGGTGCGGCGGCCGCCTTCGCTCATGAAGGTCAGCCGGGCATCGAGGTCCAGCACCACGATGCAGTCGGAGGAGTTGGCCAGCACGCCGCCCAGGAAGGCGGCGCTTCCGGCGGCATCGGCACGGCTTTCGGCCGCCGCCGCCAGGGCCTGGCGCAGCGCCGCGAGATCGGCGTCCCGGGCGGCGAGGATGCCGCGGAAGGTGGCGCAGACCAGCGCGATGCCGGCGGTGACCAGGGCGAACAGAACCGTGGCCGGCCATTGCTCCGCCGGAAGGCGGAAGGAGAAGGAGGGGGAGGTGAAGAGGCCTGCCGCCAGCAGCGTCGCGAGCAGGGTGGCGAAGAGGCCCGGGCCGATGCCCAGCAGAAAGTCCGCCGCCATGACGGGCGGAATGAAGAAGAGGTAGGGTAGGCCGGCCACCGGCAGGGCCAGCCGGACCGCCGCCGCCGCCAGCACCAGCAGCGCCGCCAGGCCATGGCGGCGGGGCGCGGCCATGGTCCGGCGCGGCAAGCGCCGTATGAGGCCTTCCCAGAACGGCGTCTTGAGCGGAAAAACTGACCCTGTCGGCTCCGGCATGCCGCGAAGTATAAGCTGCCCCCGCCAAAAGCACACGCTTCCGCGATCTGCCTCGGCGGGGGACCCCGGGGAAGGCCCGGGGCTCAGCCAGCGCGCATCATCGCCGCCATGCGCGCGGCACGGGCGGGGGTCTGCCGCGCCCAGAGCGAGGCCAGCATGCCGTCCGCCGCCGCCGCGTGATCCCCGCGGCGCAGGGCGGCGAGCATATCCCGGAAGGCCAGCAGGCCCGCCATGCCCAGCTGGAAGGCCATCGCCTGCAGCACCATCCGCCGGTTCTCGCTCAGCGCCGCCGCCCAAGGCAGGGCCTGGGCCAGCTGTGCCCGCAATTCGGCGATGTCGTTGTCCAGCAGCGCCATGGCCTCGGCGGTGGTGATGCCGCGCCGGTCCAGGCAGCGGCCGATGCCGATGGTGGGGTGGCCCACCAGCAGGGTGCCGGGCAGCAGCGGCTTGCCGGTGGCATCGTCATAGACGGTCAGCCGCAGCCCTTCCTCGCGCGCCAGCAATGCGGCCAGGGGGCTGCCCGCGGCGGCCGCGGTCACGGCTTGGCCGCCTTGCTTTCCGGCATCAGGGCGGACACCACGCCCAGCAGCAGGATGGCGACATCCACAAAGCCCTGAATCGTGCCTTCGTCCGGCGCGATGCCCTTGAGGGCGAAGATCACCACGGCGAGCGAGCGCAGCGTGCCCGGCTCGGCCAGGCGGTCGAGGAGATAGCGCATCGGATGCTCCTTGCGGAAACAGGAGGGGGTGGCCGCGCCGCGGGCGGGCGGCGCGGCTCGCCGGGCCCTTACTCGGCGTTGATGGTCAGGGATTCGGCACCGACCGTCACGGTGCCGGCGCCGGAGACGGGCGCGTTCTGCGTCAGCGGGCCAAAGGCCAGCGCATTGCCGCCGGAGGCCGCGTCGTAAAGCCCGACATAGGTCAGCGTGCCGGCGGCGGCGGCGGCGGTGAAGACGAAGCGCAGCGCCTCGGCATTGCGCTGCTCCCCAGTGCCGGTGAAGACCACCTTCTGGCGCGCATAGCCGCTGCCGGCGGGCTCGCCGGACAGGCCGGCGGCCACGGTGCCGCCGGTGCCCAGCGCGGCATAGATGACGGTGGGCAGTGAGGGGCCGCGGGCGCAGATGGCACGGGCCAGCAGGTTGCGGGCGTAATCGGTCAGGACAGGCATGGTTTGGTTCCTTGGTGAGGGGTGGCCTGCGGCTCAGGCGGCATTCGCCAGCGCCTGCAGAAGGCTGTTGGGCAGACGGGCGGGCCTGTATTCCACCAGCTCCACCTCGCCATGGGCGGCACGGTTGAGCTGGACGGAAGCGTGGCCCACCAGCATGCGGATCAGGCCGGCGGGCAGGGCGGCCGAGGCCGTCTGCACCGCGCCGCCGCCCAGGCAGAGCGCCTGGTCCCCCGACGCCCAGGCGAAGGCGGCCCGAAAGGGGGTGCCCGGCGTCATGTTGCCGGCAGCCAGCGTGGCCAGGCTGGTCCCGCCCACATCCACCACGCCGGTGATGGCGGAACCGGCCGAGGTGTTGCGCAGCAGGATGCGGTTCTGGTCGGTGCCATCGTCGATCTGCCACAGCCCCTGGGACGCTCCGAAGGGCGCCAGCTGCGGCAGCATGGCCCGCACCACTACGGTGCCCTGCGCCCCGAAGCCGCCGGCCGGCGTCCAGACCGGCATGTCCGCCGCGCGGCTGGAAGCCGCCGGGGTGCCCGCCGGGGGCAGGATGGGTGAGGAGGCGAAGGGCGCCAGTTCCATCTGCGGCACATAGATGCGGAAGGTGGCATCCACCGCCGCGCCGCCGGTGACGCTGACCACGACTTCCGGCGTCAGGCCGGCGGTGGTGCTGGCACCCAGCGTCGCGGTGAAGGAGAAGCGGGCCAGACTGTCCGTCACCGCCAGCGCGCCGGAATTGTTGGCCACAATGGCGCCGCCGGCTGCGCTACGCTCCATCAGGCGCAGCGCCGGCGCGATGCCGTTGCCGCTGCCAGCGACGCGGCGGATGAAGGCCGAGACGGACCAGGCCTGCCCCTGCGCCGCGGCGGCGGCCGTGCCCTGCATCTGGGTGCGGCAATCGCCACTGGCGCCCGGCGTGCCGAAAAAGCGGATCTGGAAATAGGGCATGCCGAACTCGGTGCCGGTGCCGCCCAGTTCGCGCGTGATGCCGGCGATGGTGGCCAGGCTGCCCCATTCCGCCGGATAGGCTGTGGTGGAGCCGCCTTCCGCGCGCGGATTGGCGATGGCATTGCCGCGCGCGCCTTCCACCAGCAGCCGCCGCGCTTCGGCATTGAAGCGCGGCGTATCCGCGGTGGCGGCGGTGAGGCTGAGCGAGGCGGTCATCACCGTGGCGGCGCCGCTACGGCTGACGGCCAGGCGCCCGGGGTTGTCCGGCCCCAGCACGCGGAGGGCGCCGCCGCCCCCCAGTGCGCCGACCGGAAAGAAGGACAGGTTCATGCTCAGGGGGCCCCGGCGCCCGTCAGGTGGCAGATCCGGGTGGTGCCGCCATCGGGCGAATACACCAGCAGGGAGGCCACGCCGCCGGCGCGGATCTTGGTGAAGCCATCGGCATTGGTGGGCGCCGTGTTGGTGGTGAAGCCCGACAGCGCCAGCGCCAGGTCCGTGCCCATGCGGTTGACCACGGTGCAGGAGAAGCCGTCCCCCGCATTGGCCCAGCTCAGCGCCAGGGTGGTGCCGGTATTGGCGATCAGCATGCGGCCGTTATGCGCGGCATAGGCCAGCGTGGTGGCGGCCGAGAGCAGCACGGTGGCCAGCCGCCGCTCGGTGAACTGCCCGTCCACATAGCGCTTGGTGGCGGCCTGCAGGCTGGTGCTCGGGTCGCCCGGCAGCACCAGCGGGCCGCTCAGCGTCGCGGTGCCGGAGGAGGAGATGCGGAACCGCTCCGCCACCACCCCCGCCGCGCGGGTCTCGAACACCAGCGCGCCGGCCTCGGCGCCGCTGGTCACGGCTTCCGCCACGACGGCGACGCGCGCGAAGGTCTGCTCGGCCGCCGCGCTGTTGTTGCCATTGGCTTCCAGCACGGCCACGCGGTCGTTGGCGGCGGGGCTGGCGGAAAGCCGGCGCAGGCGCAGGGTCTGCGGCTGGGTCATGCCCGCGCCGCCCAGGCTCAGCGCCGCATTCGGGTTGTTGCTGCTGTCGCCGCTGAAGTTCACCTCGGCGCCGGAGAGCGTGAAGCTCGCCGCCGGCAGGTCGGCGGCATTCATCAGCCGCAGCTGCGCGCCGTTGCCGCCGCGCTTGTGGATGTTCACCGCGCCGTCGGCATCGGCGGAAAGCCGCGTCTCGATGGCGGCGGTGTCGGAGACGGAGGCGATTTCCACGCGCCCGGCCGCGATGCGGTTGGTGCTTTCGCTGGCGACGCGGTTGGCGGCCAGGCTCAGTCGCTTCATCGCCGCCGCGCTGTCGGCGGTGAAGGTCACGGGGCGGATGTCGCAGCCGGTGACGATAACATTGCCCACCGCTTCCGCCAGGTGGATGGCGGCGATGCCCTGGTTGCCGGTGCCCGGGCCGCCGGTGAAGTCGCAGCCCACGAAGGAGACCTGGCCGTCCAGCACCTCGGCGATGCGGCGCGCGCCGCCGGTGACGTCGACGCCGATGATCTCGTGCTGCTCGGTGCCCGTGGTGGAGACCTGCACGGAGACGCCCTTGGAGGACAGGAAGCCGCCGATGAACTTGTTGCGCTGCGTGGTGCCGCTGAGCCGGAGGCCGATCGTGGTCGGGTCCGCCGCATCCACCCAGCCGTCGGCACCGATATTGGCGAAGGTGCAGGCATGCACGTCGCCCTGCACGTCGAAGCCGATGTCGTGGCCGTATTCGAAGCAGTTCTGGAAGGACGCCATGTCGGCGCTGGTGACGGCGAAGGCGGTGCCGAGGCGGCGGTTGGGCTGCACATAGGCGGCGCCGCCGGAGGTCCAGCCGGCGACATAGGTGGAGCCGTCGAGGTCCACGCGGGTGGAATCCACCACCGTCACCGTCCAGCGGCCGTAAAGGCCGGGGCAGCCGCTGTTGCGCACCTCGGAGATGTTCACCAGCTCGCCGGTCTTCAGGCTGTGCTCGCCCGTCAGCGTGACGCGGAAGCGGCCCGCGCCGTTGTCGGTGACATTGCCGATGGCAACACGGGTGTTGGACCAGGTGCGGCCGGTGGTGACCAGCGGATGCCAGTTCACCTCGCTGATGCGGCAGACATCGAAGGCATTGCCGAGGTAGAGGCCGTTGCGCGCGTCGCCCAGCACGTCCTTCACGCGCAGGCGCGCATTGCCGTAGCTGTAGATGCCCCAGTTGAAGCCCAGGATCAGCAGCCCCGCCAGCGTGGTATCCGCGCCGTTCCCCGCGCCGCCGCCGCCGCTGCCGTCGCCCACCGTGATGGCGGTGCCGGCGAAGGCGGCCATGGCATCCAGGCCCTCCCGCAGCGAATTGGGCACGGTCATGCCCCGGCGCAGCACCGCCAGCCCTTCCAGCCCGCCGTTGCGCTGCATGCGGATGGTGCGCGCGGGGTCCAGCAGGATGGCGTGGGTGACGGTGGTGAAGTCGCCGTTCTGGCGCCAGCCGCCGCCGCTGGTGCGCCCGCGCAGGAACACGCCGTTCTTGAGGGTGATGTCGCCCGAGGAGATCACGTAGCGGCGCGGCCCCAGCAGCACCACGCCGCCACCCTGCGCCGCCGCGGCGTCGATCGCGGCCTGGAAGGCGGCGGTGTCGTCGGTGGCGCC